ACAATGTCTTCTTGCTGATAGTCTTCGTTGCGGGGGTCAAACTTGGCCACAAAGTCTGTGTTTGTGCGTAGCTTGCGTAGGGCCTTGGCTTCTAGACTGCGTACACGCTCTTTGGTAACACCCAGGCTAGCTGCAACGTCTTCAATGGGTGCTTCACCGTCGAAGCGCATCTTAAGTGTGTACCACTCTAGCTTGGAAAACAGCTTCTTGTGATCATCTAACCAACGGCTAACATCACGGCTACGAATGTTCTTATCGTGCTCGGGTTGGCCCACAAATGCAGTGTCTAGCTCTGCGTCTAGTTCATCGTCCTCGGGATCCTGGATGGGTTCCACTCCCTTGGCTGCTCTAGCTGGTAGGGGTCTATCAGCTGGGTTAACACGCCCGTGCTGTGGGTATCTACCTGCGTGATAGCCTGTACCTGCGGACCATTGTGCTTCTTGTACTATATCGTTAATTCTCATTATGTTCCCCGGATCAAAGTTCAATGACTATGCTTAAACTAGCTATGCTGAACTGCTAGCCAATAACTCTGATCAATGTTGTATATTATCTAGTATTTACTCAAATTAACCCTAAACGATTTACTTCTAGAATCGATGATTGTACACTGTGTATGTATGGCAACTGCAAATAGAATCAAACACAAATATCGAGTCAACGAGTCGGTATTTTCCGTGTTGTTTGAACCCCAAAAGATCAAACCCACTACGGTGATCACTAGACCCGCTAAAGACATTGGGCATTATATCGATGCGGGCTGGCCATTTGAACGTGTGTGCAGGATCGTTTCGGACACTGTAAATCCCAATGGTAAAGACCTAGATTGGATGTACACGCTGGTCAACGAACAAATTATGTTTGCTCCCAATAGGCATTGGGTCTATGCTATCACTGTTAATGGGCGTATATACAAGTGGGGAGAGTGCGCTAACCCCCTGGGCATTCGTCAAAAAACACGCCAGGTATATCTGGAAGCACAGCCCAAACAAGGCACTCGCAGCCGCCTGGGCCGTTACCGCACACACGGCGGGGATAGTAGAGACACTGATTGGACCATACGCAATCGCTTGAATAGACTAGTGGCCAACCCTAATTATACAGTGGAATTCTGGGCAATGAAGTGTACAGAGTATCATGAAATGCGAAGTCTGGGCGCATTTAAACAAGCCATTACCGCGTCAAACAACAAAGAAACCGAGCACTGGCTACTGGACTACTATCAATATGTCTACGGTAAGCTGCCCCTGCTAAACAAAGTTCGCGGCTAACGAATTAGATCCAGGTCCTGCCGTCTAATTAGATCGGGAAACGCTAGATTAAGCACAAGCTCCCACTGAGGTTCAATCCAAAAGTCTATGCAGTCTCCTCGCACACTGATCAATCCCCCGTGACTTTGTACTAAACTCCATACCAATTCCTCGTCATAGCTGCTTCGATAATCCAATCTATAACAACTGATCAACATATAATCAAGCCTATAACAAGTCCTAGCCCAATGCTTAATAACCAGCTTATAGCTAGACATAAGATATAGATCCAGTCTTCCTCTTCCATGTGATAGCGAGGTTGATACCAGGTTCTAAACATCAAACGAATTCTGTTATTGATAGTCTGCATATACGTATATAGCGATTACTTCTAAAAACTCAAAAGACACTACCGGCCCCGCTGCTGTTATAGCTAATAGATAGTACAAGTAACACATATACGTATATAGACAACGTATAGAACAATAGTAGTAAAGACTCTTATAGTAGTAACAGTAGCTGTAGTAGTATATACGTATACACAAGCCACTGGCACCCTTGTTGGCGCTAAAGAGGGCGTTATACAGGGTATAAGTGTGATTTACTGTGTAAAAACCCTGCTTATTGTGGGGCCCCGCTGCGCTATATAGTGAAAGAGTGTACGTATACGTATATACGTAATGGGGTTAGAGTGGTCTAGTGTGATATTGTGTGAAGAAGTGCAGAATAGTGTGAAATGGTGGAGAGTATTTGACTATTACCTCCCTTACCACGGTTCAAAACTTTTTCAAACGTAAGAAAATTGCCCCCAAACCGTGCTCTTATGGTGGGATTTCTGGTGTTTTCACGGTGGTAAAACGCTGCGCAAGTATTTATCCCACAGTTTTTTCAGGGTTTTTGCAGTAGATTCACAATATATTCAGCGTGAGACTACAGCGACCTAGCCGTATAGTGGCCCCGCTGCTAGTGGCATTGAACACAATTCTCTATATACGTATATGTGTATTCTATACTATATACACTATGACTATTACTACTATTATGTTCGCTGCTCTTGTGTTCGTATATACGTATATGTGGATTATTGATCTGGATGTTCGGGATCGTATATACGTATATCAGACTTTGATCTGTGGGATCATTGTGGGACTTGGCTTGATCTACGTATAGGCCCCGCTGCTTAGGTGGTTGGTCTAGTGTGTTGTTTGTGCTATAATTGTTCTATATACGTATATAGAGAGAGTTATGACACTTCCCGACGAACGATATCGAGCATTAAAGAATACCGAGAGGTTCTTAATGGATCTGTGTGATCCGGCGATAACTCCACGAGTCCCACGAACTGTTCGAGGTCGTGCGGCACAGTGTTTGCGACACTATCCCACTAGCTACGATCTACAGCAGCTAGCAGCTTGTGTCCCGAGCGTTCTAGATACAGACATGGAAGAAACACAACGTTTTATCCTAAAAGGCTTTGCTCTTGGAGGGATATTAGCCGACCCAGTTGACAAGGGCTCAGAGTGATCATATAATAAGTACTGTTGCAGCGAAGGACTACTACAGCTCTTGACGCTAGAACGTATAGTAGCAGCAACAATGAATATCGCGAGTGTGGTGAAATAGGTAGACACAAGAGACTTAAAATCTCTCGCTGTAATGGCGTCCCGGTTCGATTCCGGGCACTCGCACCAGGATTAGGGACCTTAGCTCATGCTTGGTTAGAGCAGCGGACTCATAATCCGTTGGTGCTCAGTTCGACTCTGAGAGGTCCCACCAAGGTATCTGGCGTTAGCACAATGGATAGTGCAGTAGCCTTCTAAGCTATAGATAGAGGTTCGATTCCTCTACGCCGGACCAGCATGCACCTCGGAATGACAGTTCGCGCACAAGAGCTGACATTTCGAGGTTTCTTCTCTAAGTTGATCAAGTCCCAGGCCTCGACGGTTACCAATCGAGAATTCTTTCTGGGACGGATCTGTATGATGCCACTGTAGTGCAGCGTTGCAGCGATCATACCCACAACGTTCACAAGCACCGCCACGCTCTGCTATAAGAAGATCTAACTTGTCGCGAGCAGACTGGGCTGTTCGTTTATTCCAACAGCTCTTGCACTGATACTTGGCACTAGCATAAAAGTTCTCTTGCCCTACTGTCCCACACATGCATTCATAGATCGCCATAGCTTTCTCCCTGGTTAGAATATTTATCTCTAATCAATGTCCAAAACAGGTTGACAAGGCCCAAAATGGTGCTATACAATAGCGGCATCTTAACAAGGAGCGAAACTTATGAAGAACCCCGTAGACAGTAACAACATGTTTGACACACCTACTAGTACACAAGATCTTTTAGACTGGTGTATGCAGCACACAGGATCAGAGCGTATAATTGCTATCACAGCAGCCCAAATGGCTCTGAACCTGGCCAAGTATTTGGTTGATCAACAACGTGCAAAGGAAGCAGCATAATGCGACACTACGAAACACTACTACAAGAGCAACGCGGTCCATTGACTGTGATCGTTGATAAGACCTGGGAGGATCTGCACCCCCGTGATCTGTTTGAAGAAGAAGACGTTGCCGATGTATGCGCTAAGATCGACAACGGCACATACGATTGGTTCATGCTGCGTGTTCGTGTACTGTTTCAAGATGTTGAACTATCTGAAGAGTTCCTGGGCGGATGTTGCTATACAGACGCTAAAGACGTGCTCACAGACGGCACAGCAGAAGACAAGATCTACGAAGCAATTGCAGCAGCTAAACAGCCACTCGCAGAACTCAAAGAAAAATTTGCAGAAATTTCTGTAGATTGCATTGATGCTCTCTTAGTTTGAACATATAATAACGGCTTACTAACAAAGGAGTGAACCATGGGCTTAGATATGTATCTTCACAGCAAGCGTTATATCAGCAAGTACTTTGACAAGGACGATACTGAACGTGCAGAAGCCATTCAAAAGTTGTTTCCCGAGCTAGCAGACATGACCAGCAGCATCAGCGAAAGTCCAGTAAAGGAAGTTCGTATCGAAGCAGGCTACTGGCGCAAAGCTAATCAAGTACACAAGTGGTTCGTGGACAACATTCAAAAGGGTGTAGATGACTGCGATAGCTACTCTGTAGAACGCGAACAGCTAGAAGAGCTTAAGAAGCTATGCCAACAAGTACTTGATTTCCGTCATCTAGCCACAGACAAGTTGCCGCCCGCAAACGGCTTCTTCTTTGGTTCGGACAAGATTGACGAGTACTACTTTCAAGATATCGAACACACTATCACGATCATTGATCGTTGCCTAGCCCTGCCATCGAGCTGGGAGTTCGAATATCATTCCAGCTGGTAAGGACTTTGGTTGACAGGGCCTTCGGGCTCTGTTACAGTAACGGCTTATTAACACACATTGGAGCGAAACAATGAATGCAGTAACTTTTAACACAGTCGGCGACAGCTACTGGAGCAACACAGCTAAAGAAGTCACTATCGTAGATATGCAGCTGGGCTATATCAGCGACGAACTGGACTTTGGCGAGCTGCGTGTTTACTTTGACACAACAACTTGGAACGTTAAAGACCTGGGCTTGATCTACACAGACAGCAAGTTCTTGTCTATGTTGCAGGCATTCTTGTGCGAACACGGTATCAACGGCAACGATGTTGACTACAGCGAGCAGGGTATGCAAGGCAACAACTACGTGTCCCTAGACGTGGGCAAGAAGTTCCTTGCTAGCTGGGCTGCTAAATTTGATGTTAAACTTGCAGACTTCGTTTAATATGCAGCTAACACCCGCACAAAAACGAGCAGCAATTGAAAGCATTGTAGAGAAGCTTGAAGAAGTGGACGCAATGATTCAAGCTACCCTGGGTGCCTGCGATATGTGCTATAATATGCACAACGATATCGTAGGCATGATTGACACACTAGAGGACGAAGCATAATGGCAACTCGCAGCACTATCGCAATTGAATTGGAAGACGGAACAGTTAAACAGACCTACTGCCACTGGGATGGTTACTTGGACAACAATGGCAAGATCTTGCTTGATCACTACAGCGACCCTAAGAAGTTGTTGCAGCTGATCAAGAAGGGCAGCATCAGTTCCTTGCGTCCCGAGGTCGGCAAGAAGCACGACTTTGATGCTCGCTATACTGAGGGCGATGTTAAGCGCCAATGGACTACGTTCTACGGTCGTGATCGCGGTGAAAAGAACGTAAGCTCTAAGAAGTTTAAGGACTTTGATACTTACAAACAAGATCATCAGTACGAAGAGTACGAGTACATTCTGCGCAATACGGGCGAGTGGCAAGTGTTCTTTTACAATCACGAAGAGTACGTGTCCCTGGCGGATGCCATTGCAGCAGAAATGTTGGACAAAGAGATGGCTGTAGACGAATAAAACGGTTGACACTAGGTCATTAGTGTGTTACATTAATGGCTTAGTTAAACAACTTAGGAGCGCGAACAAATGGCAATTATCGAAATCATCGAAGGCACGTATAAGATACGCGGTATCCCTACTAGTGTAGCGGGTAAACGTTTTCCGCTTGTAGACGAGCACAAAGTGGGCACGGACGGCGAAGGCTATGTAACAGTAGACGGATCCGCAGTTGCAGGCTTTCCTCCACGCAAGATTCGTATCAAGTGTGCTAGCAAAGACAGCTACAGTGTAGTAGAAGGCTTCATTGAAAAGCGTTACGTCACTGAGCCCGAAGGTGTTACTAGCTTTGTACAAGATCAAGTGCCGGACAGTGTTGTTGCTAGCGAAACGGACGAGCAGATCATCGAACGCTTGCGTGGTCGCTTTGAAGTGCTTAAGGATATGACTAAAGCAGTCAAAGAAGGCAATGTACGTGCTATGATTGTTACAGGTCCTCCGGGCGTGGGCAAGAGCTTTGGCATTGAGGAAGTACTTGCTAAGGACGACTTGTTCGACCAGATCGGCAATCGCAAACCCAAGTACGAGATTGTTAAGGGTGCAATGTCAGCTGTGGGCTTGTACAAGAAGCTTTATCAGTACAGTGACAAGGGCAATATTGTAGTCTTCGATGACTGCGATAGCGTACTGCTTGACGATCTGTCCCTGAACATCTTGAAGGGTGCGCTTGACTCTAGCAAGAAACGCACTATTAGCTGGAACACGGATTCCCGTATCCTCCGTCAAGAAGGTGTTCCGGACAAGTTTGAGTTCAAGGCAGGCGCAATCTTTATCACTAACATCAAGTTCGAACACGTTCGTTCTAAGAAGTTGAAAGATCACTTGGAAGCACTCGAGTCACGCTGTCACTACATTGACTTGCAAATGGACACTCAACGTGAGAAAGTTCTGCGCATTAAGCAAATTGTAGCGGACGGTATGCTTGACTACTACGAGTTCGAGCCCATTGTCAAGGACGAGATCACGAACTTCGTAATGGAGAACAAGGACAAGATGCGTGAGCTCAGCTTGCGTACTATCCTTAAAGTTGCAGACTTGCGCAAGAGCTTTCCTACGCAATGGCAAGCTATGGCAGAAGTAACTGTAATGAAACGTGGAGCATAAGATGTCCCTAGTAACCACTTGTCAATTCATCGGAGCCGATAAGGATCCGATCCGCGACTATCCCGTAATGATGTGCGGCTGCAAGACACTTACGGGTAAGTCTTACTGCGGTGATCACTACTGGAAAGTCTACTCAATGGGTAGTGCAGTTAATGGTCGCCGTGCTGAGAAAGCTATCCAAAATGAAATCGAAGAACTGAAACATCTACAAGAAGTAGACAACGAGGAAGAAATTTATGACTGACATTATCAAAATCATTGTAGCATTGGCTGTGATCATCCTGATCATTGCTGTTGGACCACTGCTGACAATTTGGGCAGCGAACACGCTGTTCCCGACTGTGGCAATCCCATACACACTCGAGACATGGTTCTCGGTTGTTGTGTTGGGTACATTCTTCCGTGCCAAAGTGAGCGTGAAGAAGTAATTGGTAAACCGCAGGGTTGACTGGGAAAGTTGACCCTGCTATACTAGTAACACGCTGAACAACATTATCAGCCCTTACTAAGGAAACTTACAAATGAAATATATCTCTAAAGACACAAAGACATTCAAAATCTTCACAGCATTGTACAACGGCGCTAAGTTGACACAAGCACAAGCTGAAAAGCGTTTTGGTGTTAAGAACCTTCGTGCAGAAGCAACACGCATTCGCAACAGCGGCTATGCAGTATACAGCAAGCGCCACAAGGCTGGCAATGGCGTAATGGTCACTGAATACGAAATGGGCAAGCCAAGCCGCGAGATCGTGGCGTTGGGATACAAAGCCAAAGCAATGGGCATCACGCTCTAAGAACCCCCTCAAACTACCAAGCCGATTCGCTCCCGGGGCGGAAAGTTTGGAAAGGATCGTGATTTAGGTTGCGATCCTTTCTTTTTGACTGTATACTCACGCTAAGTTAACAAGGAGCGAACAATGGCTTTTGCAGCAGAAACAGTCTGGGCATGTGCAGCAGCAGCGCATCGTATCAACGATGGCTACATTAAAGACGACGAGTGGATGATGAACGCAACTCCTCCATACCTTAACAAGACTGCAAACAAGAGCTTAGTTAAGAATTGGTTGCGTACAACTAACTACTCGTATCTTACTGAAGAAGACTACGCGAAAGGTCGCGAGTATCGCGATCACTTTAAGGGCTACACGTTCTTAGCCATTCAAGGACAGCTCAACGATTTCCAGTCCCAAGCATTCAAGATTGCTACGATGGAAGAGTTCACTACTCGCAGTATGCTTGAGTTCGCTATCATCAGTTGTCTCCCAAGTGTTGCAGAGCGTGACAAAGATCGCAATGCACTTAAGAAGGAAGTCTATGGTAGCACACAATTAGACAGTCCCGAAGGTTCAACGATCATTACCGAGCTGCGTGTGATTACCTGCAAGCATTCTACAACCTACGGCAAGTGGCGTACACACGGTTGCATCAACAACGAAAGCTATGTGGACTTCTGGTCTAATGAAGAGTTTGTCCCAGGTACCGATCAGAAGATCAAGGCCAAGGTCAAGCAGCATCGTGGCGACAAAACAACAGCTTTAAATTATGTGAAAAAAGTCTAAAAAGATGTTGACAGGCCTGCAAAACGGCCTTATACTAGAGACTCATTAACAGCGTAACAGCAATTTTTTAACAGAGTGAGGAAGTAAATGAGCAAACAAACAGACGTCAGCGTTCGCCAAATTGGCCCTAAGAACGCAAAGAAAGCAATCGGCAAAGGCATTAGCGTTCGCCGCCCAGTGTTCCTGTGGGGTCCCCCAGGTATTGGTAAGTCCGATGTTGTCAAGCAAATTGGCGAAGGCATGGGTCGTGAAGTTATCGACGTGCGCTTGGCACTTTGGGAGCCAACGGACATCAAAGGTATCCCTTACTACAATGCCGATCAGGGCAAAATGATTTGGGCACCTCCTGCAGAACTGCCTACCAACGCAGACTCTACTGCAATCATCTTCTTGGACGAGTTGAACTCCGCTCCTCCTGCCGTGCAAGCCGCAGCCTATCAGTTGATCCTGAACCGCCGTGTTGGTACATACGAACTGCCTAAGGGTGTTGACGTTGTTGCCGCTGGTAACCGTGAAGGCGATCGTGGCGTTACATATCGTATGCCAGCACCGTTGGCTAACCGTTTCGTTCACTTGGAAATGAAAGTTGACTTCGACGACTTCCAAGACTGGGCTACTTTGAACAAGGTGCATCCTGACGTTGTGGGTTATGTTGGCTTTGCTAAACAAGACTTGTATGACTTTGATCCAAAGTCTGCATCCAAAGCGTTTGCTACTCCACGTTCTTGGGCGTTCGTGAGCGACTTGCTCAAGGACGACGACACTGACAACGAAACTTTGCAGACTCTGATTGCTGGTGCAGTTGGCGATGGCTTGGCACACAAGTTTATGGCACACCGCAAGATTGCTGGCAAGTTGCCCAAAGCTATTGACATTTTGGAAGGCAAGGTCAAAGACTTGTCGATCAAAGAAGTGTCGGCTATGTACTCCTTGACTGTGTCTTTGTGCTACGAGCTCAAAGAACAAGCAGAAAAGAAGAGCAAGAAGTTTGACGAAATGGCGGATTACTTCTTCCGTTACATGATGGATAACTTCCCAACTGAATTGGTAGTTATGGGTGCAAAGACTGCACTTACTAACTATGACTTGCCGCTGGACGCTACAAAGATGAAGAGCTTTGACGAGTTCCACAAGCGTTTTGGCAAGTATGTTTTGAGCGCGATGGAAAGCTAAACCCTTCCTCACTCCGCGCCCAGGGCGGGTAGTCTTGCTCGGATTATCCGCCCACCTATTTTGGTTGACAAAGAGCAGAGTTGGTTGTATAATCTATACATCAACAACAGGAGCAGAAATGGCTACAGATCCAGCAATCATCGAGAAGCTTACAACAGCCCGTGTGGGCTTGCTACTCAAACAACCGTTCTTCGGTAACATGGCAACTCGTATGCGTCTTATTGATGCAAGCGACTGGTGTCAGACTGCCGCTACTAACGGACGTGACTTTTACTATAGCGTCGACTTCGTAAAGAAGTTAAGCGTTAAGAAACTCGAATTCCTCTTTGCACACGAGATTATGCATTGCGTGTTCGATCACTTCGGACGTGTGGGCAGTCGCGATCGCCAGCTGTCTAACATTGCACAAGACTTCGCAGTGAACCAAATCCTTGTTGACGATCGCATTGGTGACAAGATCACTGAAGTTAAGATCTGTCAAGACAACAAGTATCGCGGTATGGCTTGGGAAGAGATCTACGACGAGCTCTACGAAAAGGCAGAGAAGATCCCAATGGATCAACTGCTCAAGCAACTGGGCGACTTGCTCGATGAACACATCAAGGAAGAGAACGCTCCCGGCGCAGGCGAAGACGAAAAGGGCAAGGACGGCAAGGGTGGCGGCATCCCTAGCTTGACTAAGGAAGAAGCTGAACAGATTCGTCAAGAGATCAAACAAGCAATGATTCAAAGTGCCGCGGCTGCTGGCGCTGGCAAAATCCCTTCCAGTGTTCAACGCTTGCTGAAAGACTTGACAGAGCCTAAGATGGACTGGCGTACACTTGTTCGTCAAGAGATCCAAAGCATCGTACGCAACGACTATAGCTTTACTCGTCCTAACCGCAAGGGCTGGCAGAGTGGTGCTATCTTGCCCGGTATGAAAGAAGCAACTACTATCGACATTGGCATTGCAATGGATATGTCGGGCAGTATTGGCTACGAGGATGCAAGCATCTTCCTTGGTGAGATCAAAGGCATTATGGATCAGTACGAAGACTTCAAGATTAACTTGTGGTGCTTTGATACTGTGATTTATAATCATCAAGAGATCACACACGACAACAGTCACGACCTGGAAGAGTATCAACCCGAAGGCGGTGGTGGTACTATGTTCGAAGCCAACTGGGAGTTTATGAAAGAGCAAGGCATCCAGCCTAAGAAGTTCATTATGTTCACGGACGGTTATCCTTGTGGTAGCTGGGGCGACGAAGACTACTGCGATACTATCTTCATTGTTAAGGGTAACACAAGTGCTGAGTCACCATTTGGTCAAACTGTGATTTACGAAAAGATTGCAGACTAAGAGCAGGGTGGGGCTAAAGGCCCCGCTGCTGCATACGCACGTACATGCGTATAGAGGTTGACAGATAGAAGTTTTGACCTTATACTAACGGTTTAAACACAAAGGAGCGGAAGATGGGTTACATTGTTTCATTCATTCTAGGCATTGTAGTTGCCACAGTTGGCTTTACAGGCATTGCACACATCGGCGACAAGGCCGTTGGTCAAGTACAACAAGTTACCAAGGAAGCAGCAAAATGAGTTACCCTGGACAAATCTTTGAAGATCCCGACTACTATGACACTGACGAGTTTGATCCATCGTTGGTAGAAGAGGAAAATGAGTAAGCTCGAGTATTATGCTCGGCCCCTCGTGGCATTTGATGCAAGTAACAAAGAGCATCGTAATTGGTACTTCGAGTTCTTGCAGCATAACACCTGGGGTAAGTGTCCAGTTCGGTTCATATGTCCCAACCAATCGGGGATGGACCTTGTAAAACTAATACAAGAAGAACTGGTAGTCTACTACGTTAAGAAAGAGTTTAACAAATGCGATACTTCCTCGCCAGCTGGGATTCGGAAGGCTTCGAATGCCTCCAGGACATCACAGTCTACCACGAAGACAACTGGGAAAAGAAAGAGCTCATCGAAATCCTCGCAGGTCGCGCTACGAGCAGCAAACCAAATCCCTTGATGCAGCAGCTCTCAATGATGAAGATGCGGGCACGAGTCAACCCACATCGTTTCCCAGAGATCTACGCATTCAAGGCAGATGATTCAATCACAGAGGAACAGGTACACGCTTGGCGCGATTCAGATCCGCAAAGCCTCGTGGACTGGATCCGGGACAACGGCATCAAGGTTGTGTCCCACCGCCGAGAAGAGAACCAGGTCGTAATCCGCTAAACCTACGTCCCAGTTTGTTCAGCATGCAATCCGGATGCAAAAGTCAAACCCTACAGTATAACACTCATTAACGTGTTTGTCAACTAAAAAATATTTTAAAAAAAAGGTAAAGTTTTTTGAAATAGGGGTTGACACGCTCGTTTTAGATGTTAAAGTACAACTACTGCGATATTGCAGCACACACTTAGGAGCGCATTAAATGCCATCAATCCGTCAGCAAATCTATGCTTTCGTAACAACTAACGCTAACTGCACAACTGCACAAGTTGCACAGCACATTGGCAAAACAGAATCTTACACAGTTAAGATGATGCACTTGATGAAGACTAAAGCGAATATGCTTTTGTCAACTAAAGCTGAAGGCGCACGTACACACTTGTGGCGTGTTAGCAACAAAGCTGTTAAGTTTAACACAGGCGAAGGCGTGCGTCAAGCTAACAAAGCTAAAGCAGCTCGCCAAGCAAGTGTAAAGCAGCAAATTGCAGCACTTGAAGCAGGACTTGCTGCACTCAAAGCGCAAATTAAAGCGTAACACAAATAGAGACCCTGCCAAGTGCAGGGTTTCTGCAAATAATGGTTGACACCGTCCAAAATGGTGTTACACTAAGAACTTCTTAAACACATTGGAGCGAAGACAATGGCAAAATATCAAATTCATCTCATCGTTGACATCGAAGCTAAAGACGGCGATGACGCATACGACACAGCAGAACGCTTGGGCGACTTCTTAGGCTTGCATCACCTTACAGCTACAGCAGGCACAGTGCTTGAAGTGTTGGAAGTGGACGAAACAGTGGAAGACGAGGAAGAAGCACTTGTGGATCCCGACGCCGAGTTGGATGCAGATCCAGAAAGCTACGATGTTGAGTCGTTGGTTGAAACTGCACACGCAATGAGCGACAACGGTTTTGTTCATCAAGACTAAAATGACACCCCGCATCAAGAGCATGTGGGGGTCCCTTGCACTCAATGCAGGAGCTGCACTACTAAACATTACGTTAGTAGTGCGCAGCATTAACAATGGCAACTGGCTGTGGATACTCAACGGAGTGGCCGCTGTCGTGTCCCTGGGCATGGTCCGATGGGCTTGGCTCAGACTCAAAGAAATTGAGCAGGAAGAAAAAGATCGTGTCATTGACATTCTTTCTGGCAAATTGGATGTATACTAGATACTTCTTAAACAACATTGGAGCGAACAATGCTTGCAACTTCTAAACAACTGCACAACTTTGTTAAAAGCATAGCAGACATCACAGGCGATTCCTGTGAACGCCGCACTTGGACAGACAAGCGCCGAGCTAAATCTGCCAAGCCCAACGAACGCTATATTACATTCAAGTTTGGATCTGTAAGTGAAGCAGACATGGTCGCAGAGCAATTGGAAACACTGTACAAGCTCACGGGCATTACAGCAAAAGTAACACGCACTAGCACAAATGACGACTACTACTCACGCAGCCGCGGCGGCGAGTATGTTCGCACAGTAGGTACAGTATGAACATTGTACTTGTTTACACTGCATTCAGTTTAACTGTAATCACCATTTCCTTCTTGCTCATTAAAACTCCCGGAGCTAAACAATGACAACAGCACTCAAAGCAATTGGTTTTAAACTCGGCGGTAACGCTAACATGACCAGCTTGCAGGGCTACATCCGCACAAGCTATGACGTCCTGCGTGGATGCTTTGGCCCTACAACTGACCAGCACGACGACTACAAAAGTGATGCAAGTTGGACTGTAACATTTGCGGACGGTGTTGTTGTAACGATCTACAACTGGAAAGACGGCCACGCATATTGTGGCGCTGACGGCCTGGATGTAGAAGATATTACTGAATGGCACATTGGCGGACACAACGGCACGGGTGCTGAATCCCGTGTCAAAGAGGTAGTTGGCGCATACTTGGAAAGTATTTGCCACCAGCAGCCGGCGATTGAATACTACGGCGCATAATTTGGTTGACAGATTGGAAACAATCTGTTATATTAACGATACTGCAATGTCGCAGTGAATATTTTGGAGCGAAACAAAATGACAAAAACAACAGC